GTCCAGAGCATAAGCTACAAGAGAACCAGCAGCAGAACCACGGCCGGGACCGACAAGCATCTTTTGTTTTGCTTTATCACTAATTTGATTCATCGTAAGGAAGTACTTTGAGAAACCACGAGCAGCGATAACTCCAAGCTCCATACGAAGTCGCTCGGTGTATTCCTCGTTGTTGTGGAGTCCCTTGATGCGAAGACCTTCCATACAGAACTTTTCCAAAGCAGAGTCAGAAGTCTCACCAGCAGGAACAACAAAGTCAGGCAGACGAACTTCATTATCTGGAAGGAAATCGTCAACCATTTGGTGTGCGATCATGTGAGTATTCGTAATAGATTCCAACACAAGATTGTCGTCGTATTCAACTCCGCACTCTTGAGAATACTTCTTGTAAGCTTCCCACATTTGATTTCCATTGCGAGGGAAGAGTTCGTATCCAATTTCTTCAGTGCCCTCTGGAAGATCTGAGCTTTCATAAGCAGGTTTTGACTTGCCAAGCCAGCCAAGACGCTTATAAAGTTCACGGTCCTTCCAGGCATCTGGGTTTGGATAGTGCGAGTCGGATGTCGAGATAAGCTTAATTCCAAACTCTTTGTGCATCTGAATGATGTGCTTGTTAAGCTGGTGTTGCTCTGGGACATTATTCCATTGAAGCTCGCCAAACCAGCGATCACCAAAGATGTCCATCATGTTCCTTGTGGTGTCCCGCATTGCGTTCAGGACCGCTTCTTCGCCCTCCTCACGGTTTTCCCAGAAGTTTCCAGCATAGACACCGCCCAAGCAAGCGGAAGCCGCCATGACGCCCTTAGAGTACTTTTTTAGCATCTTATAATCGACACGGGGATATCGATAATAATTCCCTGGCTTGAACGATTCTGAGATTAGACCGAAGAGGTTGTTCAGTCCTTCTTGATCTTGCGCAAGGAGAATAAGATGTCGGCGACGATTAAGAATGTTCCGAACCGCTTTTTTGGACGCATTCTCATCTTCAACGGTGGTGGCTGTAACATCTTTGCTAAGCGTTTTGCTCCGCTTTTTATCTTTCTTTGCTTCTTCATATTCTTGTTTCCAGTCCTCAATTGACGGAAGGAAGTAAGCCTCAACACCGAAGATTGGCTTGAAGTCCTTTCCTGCTTCTTTCATTTTTTTTGCGTGAAGAACTTGATACGGCAAACCATTCATATTGCCATGGTCGGTGAGAGCCAGAGCATCCATGCCGTTCTCGTATGCGAAGTCCATATGCTCGTCGGGATAACCCAACGCATCAAAGATCGAGCCTGCAACGCTGTGTGCGTGCAAGCCAACGAAAGGAATCTTATTGTCCAAGTCTATCTCCTGCTTGTTTTATTTTTCATCTTCCTTGACAAGAAACTCGCTGATTAGGAATTCCTTCGCATCACGAGCCTCAGCACCATAGTTTGCCCACTTGGTGACTTCATCTAATATATCACTATGGTCAGCAATTGCAACTGGTTTATTCAAATAAATACGAATTGTTGACTTCGCCTTTGCTTCGCGAGCGGTAAGTTCGGAAATCAATGCATTTAGCATTTCTTCTTTGATTAGTTCATCTGTGGTCATTTGTTAATCCTTTTTTGTTATCACAACTGTCGTTGGTGTCCTGTCAAATAGTGCGACACCAATGTCCATATTTACTTCTGTTTCCTCGTCCCACTTAAGCTTTTCGACAAACTCTTTGGGGAAGATTACAAATAGTTCACCGTTCTCATTTTTTTCTGCTTTTACAATCATGCTTCACTCAAAATTTGAACATAATTTCCTGGTCCTGATGATGTTCTTCCGTTAATCCAATGAATAGTCAAACGGTCAGATAAATAATCGTTATGGCTTTTGCCATAAAAATCTTTTTCTACTTTTGCTATTATTCCAAGGAAGCGCTCAGTCGCACGATAATTTTGTTTTGTTTGTACCAAATCGCCTCGTTTCATTTTAGTTCTCCTCTTCATGCTTCACTGATAACCTCCAAAGCGTTATAGCTCCAAATCGCATATCCATTTGAAGCATAAACGTGAATGTCTGGATTAGAAAAGGGGCTCTTGTCCTTGCTTGGGCATTTGCCGCCGTAGCCAATACCGGTTACAATACCGACACTGCCTTGTCCGTTTTTTACCAAATCACCGACTTTCATTTTTGCTCTCCTCAATTACTCCAAAGTCCCACCAAAGAGGCCAAGTTTGTTGAAGGGTTTCACCCATATGTTCAAACTCGACCACCACACCTAAGCCCTCGGGAATATGAGATCCTTTTCCTTTTTCAAGAACCTCAATCACGGTTGCCTCAATAGGCTTTATGTGAACATCGGGTTTAATGCCTTGGCGAATGCGATCACCTGGTTTCATCACATTGCCAATAGTTGGTCAATCTTTGCGAGAATCTTCTTCTTCTCACTTGCTTCAAGCTTGGAATAATAAAGGTCATAGCGAACTTGACCAACCATCCACTTCATCTTGTTCTTCTGCTCAAGGGCAGTTTCGTATTCTTCCAAGATTTCTTTCTTTGTCTTACTCTTCATCGTCAACTCCTATCTCGTTCCATTCGTGATACTTCATAAAAAGCGGGTGCGGTCTCTTAACGGTCTTTCGCTCTTCTGAGCTTAGGAAATCACAATAATCATCCCAAGATGAGATGTTGTAGTACCAAGGCACTTCAACTATGTTTTCCTCTTCTATTATAACCGATTGGAATACTTTGTCAAGGGAAAAAAATTTGGCGGAATATCTTTCTTCTTTCGGGAGGGCTGCCCTGGGATATATGCCGTCCTCCATCACCGCCGAGGACCACCGACCCGTACCCTTGCGGATCTCGCGGCGCGCTGAGATAAAGTCATCACGACCAATCGTAAACCCAAGATACTCATTATCCTTCACGGTCTTGCCCTGGTGCCTCAACATAAAAGGTCTGCTGCTGGAAATCTTTGTTCTATGTTCTCGAAGAATCTCAGGGTCATAGACTCCATACGGAAACGCAATGTAATACCTTTCTGGTGCGACCCAGCGACTCAATCTCATTGAAACACTGTAAGCTGTGATTACTCCTTGAATGACACTCCAAGATAAACAATCCCGCTTGCCAACATCTTTCGCTCGGACAGGAACATAATAGATTGGAACTTGCCTTCTTGTGTGAGAAGGACGAGGATCCTTTCTTCCAACACTTACAGGGTCAAGTGCCCATTCACCAATGCGATGACGAATAAGCGGAGACATATCATCTCCGCAAACAATCCATATAGTCTCGCATCCAGCCCATAAGCATTCCCATACAGCACGTTCAACCGCCATATAGTTTGGAGCGATTGGCATCATTGAATCGTGCCAATCCATTCCAAAATCTAACTCTTGACCAGATACAGGTATTATTCCTGCTAAATGAAAACTTCCCTTCAAACTACACTCTGTACTGCGTCCACTTAAAAGGTATTCTTTGTTCTAAATAATTCTCAGTCTTTTCGTAATCGTAAGCTTCTTGCTCAAAACGAATCTGTCTATAAGCAACTGCACCATTACGATACTTAATCAAACCGTGAATCCAATCAATAAGATAAATAAGCAAGAATCCAATCACAAGTGTTTCAATATATTGCTTGTGATGAATGGTCTCATGCCTTCTTGTGACCTCACCGATCAATCCACGGCAAAATACAAATGGGAAAAGGGTGATTGCCCAGATTCTGATGACCCAGCTAAGCATTGCTGGGACTTTACTATTCTCTACAAAAATTGGTTCTTTAAGCATTCTTTCTGTTCTCCGCCTTTTTAGATTCCAAGAAGTCAATCACTGAGTTCAAATCTGATTTGAAAGGCGGCTTGACATCTGGAAGAACTGCGTGGATTAGTTGACAGGAACCGCACTTAATAAGATGAAGAGCGATTGCTGATGCGTGATACATATGTTCGAAATAAGATTCGCCAATGTCCTTGAGGTGTCCCACGCCTATAAGTATATATCATTTTACCAAAAGATTGTATATCTTGTCAAGTCTTTTGTTCTCGCAAATCAAACTTTTTACATCTGGATAGAACTCGAATCTCTCATCTTTCTTAAATGTGGCTTTAGGTTTGTGTAAGATTTCTCTTTCTACATGCTCTACCTTTACCGCATAGTACTTGTACTTCTCTGGGTTTTGCTGGTCTCTTCCGTTTCTTGCGCCTTTGATTCCTGCTTCCTTCATCATCTCGACAACTTTGAACTTGACCATTGTGTTTGAATAATCAAATTCTTTTAACTCTTTCTCGTCGATATAAGAAACTGAGACAAGATCTTTTCTTCTTGTATCGGGCTTTTGTTTGCCGTATCTCTTCGAGGGATAAAAGATGATTTGATTTACAAAGTCATCTCCGGACTCTAAAAGCCAGTGGTCATGTTTCATTCCAGAGCGAACATGGAACCAATCGGCGACCTTCACTTTCTGATTCTTTGTTTCCTCTTTCAAGGGAAGACCTGAGACACCTTCGTCATCGAACACAACCATCTTATCAAAACTAAACCTGAACAATCTTGAGTTATGACTTACGGCTTTTACTTCTTTATCTGTTATCGAGATTGTTGCTGCCTTATCAGAAAGAGGGAGTAAACCTTCAAGAGAGAGTGAAAAAATTAATCTTTCCCACAACTCTCTTTCTGTTTCAACTCCGAATCTTTCTTTTAGACTCTCGTCAAGATTATCAAACTCGAAAGGAGGTCGATCTTTGACAAAGATACACTTAGAGTGGGTGAAGTAAGAATACAATAAAGCATCCAAACTCCCGCCAACTACAATATTGTCGAAATGAAATATGTGTTTATTTAGTTTGATCTTCTTTCCCGGCAAAGAGCTTGTTGATGCTTTCTGTCAAAAGCTTATCAGCATTGCTCTTAATTGGGGTTTCAAGCAAAACACTTCTCTTTTCCATCTCTTCTTTGATCATTTCTTTGATCAACATTGCAAACTCTTTTGTGTTCATTGTCAAACTTCCTTTTCGAAGATACCAAGAATGTGGTTTTCCAGAATCAAGTTAAGCTTTTCACCCTCAAACTCAACTTCCTCAATCATATGAGAAAGAACAACTGCCTGGTTGCCTGGCGAGATTGGTGGGCGGGTACCCGAAGATACGCCCGTGATCATAACTCTTTCGTGAGTCTGGTCTGGGAAGGCATCTTCCGGCAGTTCAATTAAACTTTGCCTCTTATTCTGAACTCCGCGTTCAATAAGGACATAGCGATTACATGGAATAAATGGATTCATTTTGCACTCCTGATATTAAATAGTTTCTTCTTGGATTGTCTCGGACCTAATTGCCTCAAGATATTCAGCAGGTAACTCGCAAGCTCCACCTGCGCAAGCAGATTCTTGTTGAAAGTCTACCTGGTCATCTTCTTCAGTCATAAGAGTCCAATCAACATCTTGGTATTCCTGAGAAAGCTTTTCCCAGAGTTTAAGGTTGTAGACATCCTTCAAGCAGTAAGTCATCTTTCTTGTGTTACCCTCGAAGTGGCTATCGGCAAACTTAATGGCTGCTGTAACCCAATCACGGCGGATTGGAGAAAGTTCCTCGATTGGTTGCCCCATACCAAGAAGACAACTGGATGCTTCCCAAAGGTTTCCGTCAAATGCTGCGAGAGCTTGCTCGATGATTCCAGAGGCGAAGAAAGATCCTGCTCCGTATTCTCTCAAGATGTCTGTTGGATAAGGAACAGCACAGAATGGAGCCTGTGGATAGTCCTTATCACCAGATGCTGGAAGAAGAGAGATGCCTGCGAAGTGTGCGCGGTTTTCATAAATGTAGTCCGCAACAGATTCCCATTCGTCTTCACGGACATGAATGGTGTTGGAAACGTTATGAGAGAGCCATGGCTGAGCACAGAGTTCCTTATTCGTTCCGTTAAGAACCCAGTTCTGTTGAGTGTGCTTAACACTTTCAAGAAGCTTATGAGCATCAATTTGATTCTTTGTCTTTGCTCCAACTGGAACTTCACAAAGGAAAGTGATGACTTCTGTGACTCCATTTGGATCCCAAACAGACTGTTCAACTGCTCGTGGGTTGAACTGCTTGAAGTGTTGGACTGGGTTTTCTTGAACGTTTGCTTGAACTCGGCGGAAGTATCGCTTAGCATGGTGTGGGTGAATACCAGAAGCCGTTCCGAGAATACAACTTGTAGAGCCCGCTGGCTTGACACAAGTGGTTCTTGCTGCGTGATTAATGCCGAGGATGTCAGCAATGTGAGCATTGGTTTGCTTTACAATCTCCGCTCCTTGCTTTTGAACATCGGCGTCAAAAAGAACATCAGGGTTATCCATCAATCCTGTAACAGAAACTCCGAGTAGTGCTTCACGGCGAGTAATGTTCTCTGTTGTCTCGCCAACATAAGGGAAGTTTGTGTAAGCTGCTTGAAGAGTTCCAATGATAGAAGCAGCACGACAAGCATCATAGAACTTTTCTGGTGTGTTTGCCTTCTTACCGTTGATCTCTGCAAGGTTACAGAACTGCCAGCCAGACTTTCCTGTTTCAACATCGACAGGATAAAGACCGATTTCAACACAAGGATTGAAGCCCATCTCAGTGCTTTCTGCCCAAACAAATCCAGGTTCACCAAACTCACGAACACTCTTCATAAGCTTATCGAATTGCGCCTTTGTTGTCTTGTTACGAACCAAGAGAGCACTGTTGTTGGAGCGACCACGTTGAGGATTCTCCATAAACCAAGCACCAGTCTTCGCTGTAGCCATTTCTTCGTCTTCTGGGGAGAAGAGTGCGATGGTGGCTGAACGACGAACACCACCCGAAATAACAGCATCAGCGGCGTGCATAATGACATCGTAGACATCAATTGGTCGGATTGGGGTAGTCTCTTGTGTGCCAACTCTCCTTTCGAGAACTTCACGAATCTTTTCGATGGAGCGGCGGAGTCCTTCCGGTCCAGGAGCCTTTGTCCCGGAGGAAAGTGGGGCACCTTCGGGACGAATCTGAGAGTAATCAATCGTAACACTCTTTCCATAATACTCTTGGAAGTCTGGATTGTCTCCAAGGTAACTTGTCATAACGACACCAATAGCATCAGCCCAGCCTTCAATTGTGTCTGGAACGACGAAAGTTGCCGTATCGGACTTATCGACTCTTTGAATGTGAGGAAGCTGAGCTACGTGATGCTCCTGAACAGAGAATCCAATACCGCAGCCACAAAGCAAAAGATACATCAACTCTTGAAATGCGCGGACTCGATTGATGTGACCAAAGCCACAGTTATAAACACGAGCATTGTGCTTGAAGATTGGCTTACCGCCGAACTGAAGGATGCGCTGGGAGCCAAGCACTTCCTTTCTCATAACAGCGGCTTCTGCTTCTGCAATATACTGCTCGATACCTTCGATATCGGCGAACTGTTCCCTATGCATATCGAAAACACGATTAACCTGTTCCTTCCAAGTTTCTCGTCTCTGCATATCCGGCAAGTACTTTGCGTACTTTGCGATTCTTGTATATTCCTGAAGCGTACTGATTGACATATTATTTCCCCTTTTTATTCTTTCTGTAAAGTTCAACTAATTTTTTCTCTTGTCTCTTCTTGGCATCCTGTTGGATTTCCCCTATGCTTTCGCCTGTGGAAGCCAAAACTTCGATAGAGACGTTTCTGGTGCTCATCTTGATTGGAAAGACGATACCATCTGCGCCGTTTCTATTCTTTGCTATGAAGATCCTACCTGTGTCCAACTTCTTGTCCTCTGGAGTTCTTGAAATTGAAAAGATAAAGTCTGCTACAAAACACTTATTGAATGCCTCGCTAATTGATTCCATCGTAATAACTTCCGCGTTTAGCCCTGATCTGTTTGTTTGCGAGGCAGTCCAAATGCAGCATTCAAACTCTTGCGCTAAGCCACGAAGCTGTTCGTAAATAGTCTCCAACTCATGCCTTTTCTCCCTTAAATTTGAAGAAGGACGTAATAAATCTCCATAGTCAACGAGAATCATATCGGGCTTAAAATCTCTATTTTTTAACTTTTCGAGGTGTGCTTTCAGAGTATTTGTGCTGGCTGACTTGGTTGGATACTCTTTGACAATCAGCTTACCTTCGATCATTTGGACCTTTTCGTAGATCTCTTCCTTAAACATCCTCAAATCATTAAGTGGCACTTTTGTAATGCAGCTATCAAAACGAGAACCAATCACGGTTTCTGATAGTTCTAGCGTATAATAAACTACATTCTTTCCTGCCTTGACCGCTTGGGCACCAAGATGAACAAGTGCCATGGATTTACCGGCACCAGTTGGGGCAATAACAACACCAAGTTCGCCCTTTCCGAGTCCCTGATGAGTAATGGCATCGACTTCCGGCCATCCTGTTGAGATTGGATCTCTGGATTTGAACTCGAATCTTTTCTCAAAGTCCTTGATATAATCATAACCAAGATCAGAATTAGAACCAAGAATAAGAGCCTTATTGATTACATCTGAGATTTCATCGAAAGAAGATTTCTTCAAGAGCTTCACAGACTTGAGCATTGCTTCTTTGAGTTTCTGCTTCCTACAAAAGTCAAGAGAAGTGTGCTTGATGTATTCAGTATCTGCTGGGTCAGACTTGTGAATCCTCGCGAAGTAATGGCGAACTTGTTCTTGGATAGCCTCTGGGTATTTCTCAAGTTGTGTTCTCAGGACTGACTTCATAATTTCTTGAGAAGGGTGAACAGAGAACTTCTCTCTATAGTTCACCACAAGCTCAACAAAAGTCTGAAGGTATTTTAGTTCAAGGAAGTTGATGTCCATTACTTCAAAGATCTGGTCCGCGAACGGACGATCTAACAAAATCAAATGACATAAGCTTTCTTGAAAACTTTTTCCATATTGGCTAAAGTCTTCTTTTGACATCTATGCTCCAAGTGCTCAATAATATAACACGATTATTTTGCTCTGTCAATGATTTTTTATGATTCTTTTGAAGGTCGCAAAGAGGTCATCGAAGTTGTATTTGTCGAAGCCATCTTTCTGTATTCTTGCAATAATTTCTGTTTTGTTAAGTTCTGGTTCAAAGTTTTCAAGTGCGTAATCAATTCTCATTGTTCCGTCAACAGAGATGCTTGGTGTATACAACTGCATGATTTTGTAGTTTTCTTTTATGATCTTTTCGGATTCCACAATGGAGGTAAAGGCTTTTAATTTTGTGTTATCGTTCTTACAATGCTCGAACAACTTATCAAATGTCACCTGCTCTTCATCAACAAAGAAGGGCATTCTTTTGGAAATTGTCTTCAGACCAACGCCAGAAACTCCCTCAAGATTATCAGAGGCGTCTCCGGCGATAGCACGAGCAAGGGCAAAGTTTTCCGGATGGATACCGAACTCTTCAATAATCCTTGGCTTGTTCACAAAGGTTTTCTGAATTGGTCTGTAGATGACTGTTTCATCGTCACAAAGCTGGAAGAAGTCTTTGTCACTGGATACGATAATCTTTTGCCAACCCTCATATTTGTGATGTTGACAGACATAAGAAATAATATCGTCTGCTTCTGTGCCGTCAGCCATTAACTGGATTACTGGACAATAGTTAAGCATCTCCATGAGCCTCTGTTGTTGCCAGACCTTGTTGTGCATCTCTTGGTCTTCTGTGAGATTCTTCACCCCACGATTGAGACGAATGGGTTTTCTGCCTTCTTTGTAGTTCTTATTGACGGTTTTTCTTCTCGCAGAGCCCCCAGCGCCGTCCCAAGCAATAACAATCTCATCAGGTCGCATCTCTCTACAAAGCTTCTGTAAGATGCCAATAAAGCCCTTGTAGCCGCCAATTGGATGACCGCTGGTAGAAAGACTGGGATTTACGATGTAAGCCCTGAAATAAGCATTAAGAGCATCAATTACCAGCAGCCTCTTCTTCATCTTCTTCTCCGTGTTCTTCTATCTTATCTTCTTGTTGCTGTGCTGTCAAGAGTGATTCTAAAAATTTCTCTATGATGTGGTCTTTCTGTTGCTCTTCTTCGGCGTTGATCCAAGCCCATATCCAAGTTGACTCTAGTTGTGAAATTTTTGTTTTTAGTTCTTCGATTTGAACTTTAAACATTTCAAGGTCTTCATCGTCAAGGTCACCCGGATCAATGCCAACTTCTTTGGCAAGTCTGTGGAGAGTCAAAACCATGTCTTCTTCAAGTGCCTTGGAAGCCTCCACAAAAAGCTTTTTCTTTCTTTCTCTTTCCTCATCAGAGCAATCAAGAAGCTTGTCTGGGTGAGCAGCACTTGCGATCTTCTTGTAAAGATCTTTTGTTTTCTTTCTTGGTTTCTTCTTCTTGTTCTTCTTGGTGCTTCTCTGAGGAGGTGGACCTTTCTTTGACTTTGGCTTACCTCTGTTTAGATTAACACCTTTCTTTTTCGCTGTTTCATCGAGGGCTTCCTCAAAAGCTATTTGGCTTTCGTTCATAATAGCCTGGTGATACTCTAAGTCAGCTTCAAGGTATCCCAACTCAGAAACCATCTTTTCATATTTTGCTTTTGACGATTGACTCCCCATACTAACAAATAGTATGAGGAATCCTAAAAAAGCTTCTTATCGGCGGTTTGTTCGCGGAGTTGTTCTTCGATGCCGAGGTGGCGGTGCTCGTCGAGTTCGGGGAGGTGGAGATCGACGGACAGGAGGACGGACAGGAGGACGGCGAACAACAGGAGGAATCCTGACTCTCGGAACCACCACGACCCTAACGGGTGGGCGGCGAGGAATGAAAACAGGCTGGCGAACAGCAGGTCTGGTGATTGGGGTTTGAGAAATGATATTCCCCATCGAGTCCCAGCATTGAATTCCGTAGAAAGTTGTTCCTGGAATCCAGCGACCGAAAGTATCGTATTGACCAGGAATATGAATAAAACGTTCATCGCACTGAACGTGCTGCTGGATATGTCGGTGTCCAGTTGGTCCGTGGGCACTTGCCACAGAGGACATCAGCAGGAAAATAATCATTGTAAAAATCTTGGTCAACATAAGCGTTCGCTCCTTTTTCCTAAGTAGACGATAAGCTTTCGTTTTTATTCAACAGCAAAAGTATTTTCTTCGACTTGAGCATCGTCATCGTTATCATAGAAGTCTTCTGCGTTTCCTTCACGAGTATGGAACTTCATGATGACCTCTTCGTCCATAATTTGATAAACACGTTGTCGGAACTTATCATCATGCATCTTTTCAACCCATTTAGTGGCTTGGAACTTTTCTTCCTGCCCGTCATCGTGAACTAGTGTATACCAAGCACCAGATTGAAGAATATTGCTCGAACCCTTCACTGCGTCAAAAAGAGATTCATCATCTTGGATTGCGGCATCATCAGTCCCCCAGAGAATACGGAAGTTGCACTGACGACCAGCCGTTCCAAAGCGAGACTTTTCTAGCTTGACCTTGACTTCCGAGCCGATGCGGAAACCATTATCATCTAGCACATAACTTGCTTTTGCTTTTCGACCAGTAAGCCAGATTCGCAAAGAATAAGCATAAGCCATAGCTTTTCCGCCAGGAGTGACGTATGGTGTTGTCATTGCCTCTGCGGCAACCCTGGTAATGTTTGTCTTCAATTGATTCAGGACGAGCAAAGTAGCTTGCTTGTTGGCGATGTTGATTGTAAGCTTAGACATCGCACGAGCAAGAACACGAGCCTTCATTGCCATCTGAGACATAGGATCAAAGTCGCCTTGGACTTCTTGTTCAACTGGAGTTAGAGCCAAGGAATCCCAAACAAACAGGAACTGGTTATCAACTTTCAAAAGATCATCAATCGTCTCAAGAACAAATTCAACAGACTTTGCCTGGATGTAAAGCAGGTTGTCTAGATTGCAGCCTGCTCGTTCCAGAAAACTAGGATCAATAGCTGATTCGGAGTCAAAGTAGACAACATCTATTCCTTGCTTTTGAGCATTGGCGGCAATTTGCGCAGCCATATAAGACTTTCCGGTTGCTTCCAAGCCTGCGATTTCTACAATCTTTCCGACTGGAACTCCTGCATATTGACCTTTACAAATAATTGAATCAAGCCAGCGAGAGCCAGTTGGAATCCATTGCTTCACTTCTGTTGGGTTTGCCTCGTTCAAATTGTGAGCGACATTCATACCCGCTTTTTTATTGATGTTCTTTTGTATATCAGCAAGTGAAAGCTTGCCTGCCTTTGCTTTTGCCATTCATTTCTCCAAGTTGGTGTATATTATAACAAGCTTAACCCAAATGTCAAGCTATAAAATGTTTTTTATTTTTTGAATGTCTTCTGGATTATTCAGAGACATGTTTGATGGTTGCAGTTTTCCGAGCAGCTTTACAGCCACAGTAAAGCTCATGCGACCATTTCTTCCGGCATGAGGCTTGATTCTAAATCTCATATAAGAACCCAAGCCAGACTCAGAAAAGAGCGGAACGTCCAGCTTTGCTGCTGCTTCGGGAGTAAGAGCATATAAACCTTTCTTTCCTACTTGAATGTACTCATCTCCCTTGTCAGCATAATAGTTGTCAATCCTATCAAAGTCGAAAGCAACTTTGTAATCTGACTTTCCGTCAAACCATTCGTTATCAAGTTCTCTTTTTAACTCGCCAGTAGTCAAGGAAGGACGGATACCATAAATCCTATCGCGTTTGCTTACTTGAAGCCTTGGATCACCAACAGGAAGCTTACAGTTCTGATTAAGGTAGTCAACAAGATAATCATCGAAAAGTGGCTGGAATATCTCTGCGTTCTTTAAGAATTGCTTTGTCTTTCTCGTTTCCCAAGTTCCAGATGCTGGGTCATATTGTGCTGTGAATTGTCCGAAATCAGCACCGAGTGTGGTTTTGACTTCTATTTTCATTTCCCCTTTGTCGCCAGTCAACGTAAGATCAGAGCCATGTCCGGCACCAGCGGTGGCGGCTTCAAGACCCAGTTCTTTTGCTGCTGTTGCAAGCTTTTCTTCATAGTCCATACCTGCTGTTGCTGCGCGGGTTCTGGACTTTGGTTTGAAAAGAACATACACATTTCCATCTGTGCGGTCCAGCTTTTGCAATCTACCAAGGGATCCGCCCCTCAAAGGATCGTGCTCAAAGCCCATACGACTGAGGATGTCTTGCATTTTATCAAAAGCATCCTGACGATTGTCATCGAGAATCTTGATGGTGTTCCCCCTCACCTCGTGCTCATAGCCTTCGTTCTCGATTGCCTCAACGGCAGCCTTTAGGTTGTCTCCCTTGGCTTCAGAGAGTTTATTCTTTTTTGGCATTCTAATTTTCATTTTCATCACCCTATAATTAGTATTTCTGATGACTTACCCATCGTTTTAGTTGTAACGTTTTTCATTCCATATGCCCACCGGGCTTCAATGATTTCATAATCTTTATACAAATCTCTTATTTCTGGAGTGTTGTTGTATGAAAGAACCCAGTTGCCTCTTTGGCTAAGAATATCATAAAGACCTTTATGGTCAAAGCTGGAATGGAGGTCTCCGTCCTTGCCGTATAGCTTGTCTCTATCCATCCAGTATCCTTCGATAACCTTTCCTGTTCTCTCATCAGTGTGCTTTGGGATCCACTCCTTGTCAAACATATAGGGAGGATCTAAATAAAGAAAAGCATCAGGATGTTTGGCAATAGATTCTTTGAAATCCATTTGTTCTACTGATAAGTTTGGCTGATGAAAGTCTCTCACTCTATCGATAGAGCTATCCGTGAAGCGAGCATAAGAAGCTCTTTTTGAGAAACCGCCTGATAGGGTTGCGCCCGAAAAGCTTGACCGATTGATAGCATAGACCTTTGCTGCCAAGTCAAAACTGAACTGAGGATTTTCTTTTTCTATTTCCTCTCTTATCTCTTTCCTAAATTCACGGAAAGTCTCTGGAGGAAGACCTCTTTTCTTCTCGATCTTTCCTTGGTGCTCGTATTCTTTCTCAACCCTGAAAGAATCTGAGAGTTCGGCTAAATGATCTGGGTCTTTAAGCAATGCTTGCCAAAACCAAACAAGAGGGACGAAGATGTCATATCCGTATACCTTCGTCCCCCTTGCGGCAACAGCAAGCTCCACCGATGCACCACCAAGAAAAGGCGAGCAAAGTTCTTCGCAATCTTCAGGAATATGTGGAAGAATATGTTTAACGGCACGAGACTTGCCGCCTGGATATCTAAGTGGTGTCTTGCTTGTCATGTATTTCTCATGGTAAGTGTTGGGGCATCTTTGAACCCATGCCCCCCTGCGGTTTGATGTGGCTTACGAGTTCATAAGCTCGTTGAATACTGCGCTCACATCAGTCTGAGCTTCGGAAGAAGATGTTTGGGGGTTTGCATCTTCTACGGCTGCTCCATCCAAAGAACTCATAAAATTATCCAGAATGCCTTGGATTTCGTCCTGGCTCTTTTGAACGAAAAGCTTGTCAAATTCTGGAATACTCCCAATAAGCTCTCGGGTCCGAGAGTTGTCTTCGCTAAGAGGAGACGAGCGACGACGAGGAGTCAGAGTTGTCTTTGGGTAGTTTGCACCTGGTGGCTTACCATATGTAAGGGTAAGGTCGGTGCCGTCTTCGGTGTCTGTAATGTCACCATATTCTGGATTAAGAACAAGATTCAGAAGCGAAGTGTAAGCTTCTTTTCCATATCCCCAGACTCGAACGCCGCTATCTTCTTCGCTGCGAACGACAACAGGAGAAAAGAATCGCTGGCGAGGGCTCAGATCCTTTGCCATTTTCATGGTATCAGGGTCTTGACTCTCATTAAATTCCTTCCAAAGCTGGTCCTTGAAATCACAGATTGGACAATCCTCACCGTGATTCTTCTTGGGACACAGAACACCACCACGGTTTTCTGCTCCAAGATTATAGTGGAACCAGTAATCCTTGAAGGGATCGCCATCTTCTGGAGAGATGATGCGAATGTCTTGGGTTCCATCCTGGGGTCGCCAGAAATAAGTCCCATTAGACTTGTTATTTCCCTTTGCTTCTTCGAGTCGTTGCCTAATCTTACTAATATCAAGTGCCATTGTTTTCTCCTACTGATTGGTTAAGTACAGAGTCAGCAAATATCCTGCTCTGCCATTTTAGTTTTGTGTGTATGGTGTCTTCTCAACAATGTACGCAATATTGCGCCCAAAATCATTTGGATATATTGCGAACGAAACTTCAAGGTTCTCCTCTTCTTTAGATTTGACTTGAAACTTAAGCCTTGAGAACAACTCCTTGTTGGTTTTGAGTTCTTCCTCGGCTATGCTATAAAGATAACATTTTGATCGGGAGTTGTCAATGTTAAAAAACATTTTTTCTATATTCTCTTCCATAATGAGCATACCAAGGGAAACAATTCTGTGAGTTTCTTTCCCGAAGTTTGGACTGCCCACAAGAGGTTTTGTGTTTTCGAATACATTGATCATATGGATAGAAGATACAAGAAGCTCATTCAAGGTATCGTAATAACCAATAATTGGTGCTCCGCCGAGCATGTTATCTAAAGCTTGATTTGAAATTAGAAAAAGTCTTTTGAATACTCCCGACCTTGCGTACTCCTGAAAGACTCCTCGAACAAGGCTTTCAATCATCTTTTGTCGCTCATTTAGGATACCAAGGTCTGGTTGGATATAAACTACGGTAATGTCATTTCTTTTTAGTTTCTGGAGAATCTTAAGGGAAGCACAGGAAATCTCTCCAGAGCCACCGACAATGAACATAACTTCTTCTTTATTCTTTCTTATTTCTCCGAAGAAGCTGTCCAGCTTTGGAAACGAGTGCTTCTCATACTCCTCTGCTCCAGAGAGCTTTGGAACCCCATAGCATCGCTCGCCTGAAATGTCTACATCTATCTTAAAGACATTGTATTGCGGATACTGTGAAAAAGCATCAGCAATGTTACAACCTGCGCCACCGAGTCCTACAATATTCATTTCAAACCTCGATGTCCTTTAGGTTGCCAAAGTCTTTTCCTGCGCGAATGTTCACCATAAAATCGCCAAGCTTTGTTTGGGAAAAGATTTTCACTAGTTCCTTCAATTTGTCCCCATCTTCCATTGAAAAGTCTATCACAATCGAATCGTGAATAGGAAAAGCGACATATGATTTGCTGCCTTGAAGAGCCTTTGAGACTTTAATCATCTGCCTTAAAACGTTTTCAGCACAAGTGCTTTGGATAATGTAGTTGAGAGCCGTTCGCTTTTCTGATTCTATTTCTGTTCCGAATGCGTTTATAATCTTATCACCTGAGAAGTATTTTGTCAAGATATTTTTTCGGTCATATGCTCTTTCACAGGCATAATCTGTGCTCTCGGGATTATATAGCCAAGCAAAAATACGCTGCTTAGCCTCTTCTCGGGTTTCTTTTCCGCTGAAAACATTTTTTATGTTCCACTCGTGGATATCTTCTTGTGGTTGTGGTTTGTTTTGGAGTGAGAGAAGAGTTCGGATTTCTGCTGCGTTAAAGTCAAGTTCAACAAAGAAATCATTGCTTGGTTTGAGAATGCTTCTGTATTCGTGTTTGAATGTGAGAATAGGAAAGCTTCCCTTTGTAGTTGTTAACCTTCCTGTTTTTGTTCCGTTGATATTGAAATGACAATAAGGGTTAAGTTTGCGAATCTTCTTTGCGAAATCTCGATGGTCTCGCTTTACCATATTGAGATCTTTTAAGTCGATTTTAAGTTTTGTGTGTTTGATTCTGTCAATCTCTTTTGTGAGATCAAGCATATAATCATAGTTCTTTGGCTTCTCGAAGTTCTGGAAAACCCAATCTGTTATAAGGTTTCGAACATAACAATACTCAATCAAAAATCGCTGCGGAACCAAATCATAAAAGCAATTTTGAGAAAGATCAATCTTTGCTGTTCGCAAGGACTTATGGAAAGCGAGCAGCCTTTCTTTAACATCGTCCCACTGGTCTCTAAGTGACTCAGGACATGCGTCATCCAGCGTTTGAGAGCCGCAATAGAGCTTGGCATACTCTACGTCCAAGTCAGCCAAGAAAGCCGAATAAGACCAAGTATGAGAAAGATTTTCGGGAAGAGGTTGATTAAAAATCAACTCATCACCGCAATAAATCCCAACGCATTCTTGTTTTTCATCAAGAGTCTGGAAGAGCAACCTTACCTCGTTTTGTATACTTCTTTAAGGTATTCTGGGTAGTTTTCGAATGGCATCTCTGTCATGCCGCGAAGATAATTTCGATATATTCTATCGTTCGAGGAGCCCTCTTTGATAGGGATATCCATAAACACCCTGTTAATATAATTCAAAGAAGCCAATCTGTCAATACTTTTTTCAACTTGAATAGCATTATTTGTGATCGTTCGGATTTGATTCTCGGAAAAGCCAAGTTGAGACTCGACATTTCTTAGCTTGACGTAGAAGTCTGTCCAAAATTCGCTTGTATATTTCTTCTCATACTCGGCTGCCAACTCGAATTCTCTCTGGCGATATCTCGTGAAGAGATTCCCGTCTTGTACGAATGCTTCATTGACCGTCGGTCTTGTTGTCGCATAACGTCGATAACTAATAAACATAAAGTTCTTGAATATTTCAATGTCTTTTCTATAAGCCGTATTGTAGTTTTGAACAAAAACGTTGGTAGGAGAAGGATTGGTTTGACCTGTCGCCAAAATAAACTTCTTTGTTGCTGAGGAAGAAAGATTACTAACAAGCCTGGTTGGCATGTTCTTGTCGACATAGAAGCCGAACTTTGCCGCGAGGCTTGCGTAATAGTCAAAGTGAGGAGAGTCAATGAGTGCCATCTTAACAGAGTCATCCGAAAAGCTGTCATCTCGAAAGTCAATACACAGACCACTACAACTCATATCGTAGAATCTTGATGTGATGAATGCCTGAGAGGATAGCGGGTTTTCTTGAGCATATTCCATAAGAAAGTTGACGAACCTTTGAATAAAGATGTCGATATTCATAATATCTTTCGCTTTGCCTAAGCCTCTTTGAGAATACAAGAAAGCATCAAATGCGCGGTTAAGCATATCAATTTGAACATAATCATATGGGACATAAGATCTCACGACTTCTAAATTTCTGAAGAATGGGTATCTCGCCAACTTTTGTTTATTTAGGTCAATCTTGACTTGCTTTATGAATTCAGTTATCGCAGTGGCGACAAAAGGTAAAGCAAGCTGTTCATCTGTGTCCGGTATGGCAACCAGAGAAGATTGCTTGACTGTAACTGCTCTGTAATTCTTGTCCACTCTTCCGTAAAGAATGAATTCATCTCGATTGAAATCTTTTATAACTGGTCTTATTTCTTCTCTAACGTTTTCATAAGCGAATGCGGAATAAGTCAATCTCTGATCAAAAAGATCCCTTGAGCCAAGATTATTATTGGCTCTTGCTCTTTGTCTAATTCTTTCTATGTTTGTTTCTTCCTTTGCCATCTTATCCCTTCTTGTTGATATCGCCAGTGTTTGATTGTGCCGCTATGGGCTGAGAGGCTTGAGCGGATTGAATGTTTCCTGAGTCGTTAGATTCTGCACCCTCGACTTGAGTCTGGGCGAGTTCGGACTTATCACCGCCGGATGTTTCGTAAAGTGCTTCGACACTCGTTTCGAACTTTGCTGCCTCAATATAGGATGAAACCTTAACAATCGTATGATACCCTCCAAGACCCATGACTCTGGATATAGATCTTGGATTCAATGGACTTCCAAATCTGGAACCAAAACCAATAGGATTGAAAAATAAATACTGCCCTGGCCAGAATAATGTATTTCCGAACATAGTAAAGTTTACATTGTATATATCGGCGAGATGACTGAGAGGGTCTAACCTGTCTCTTTCGACGACCCTTTGTTCGCGCTGACCTTGGAGGTCGGACCTGGAGAAACTTGCTTGCTTTACAAGTCCCTTATTTTCACCAAGACCCAAATGCATAATACCGTTGGATTCATCCTCTCTTCTGTCTCCTCTCATGTTTGAAGATAAGACATTCTGAATGTAGAAAACCTTATACTGGAATGTATCTTCTGCTGTGAATCTGGCTTCTCCAATTTTCAGGAGCGGTGTTGGGTCTTTTAGGGCATCGATATTTATTCTGGATCCGAATGTCAGAGTATCGGTTACATTGAGCTTTCTTATTTCGCCATCGCCTGCGCTAACCCCAGCCGTAAGACCTGTAGACTTATCACCATTTGTCTCTTTTATCCTATTATAAACAGGATCTAAAGGCGAGCCTCCATCCATTTTGGCTGGCAACGATATCGTTGCATCTTTTACTCGGAACATTTGTTTTCTTTGTCCGTCGAACTCTTGATACCCAATTGCGTCTAAAACAAACTCTTCCAGGCAATCTTTGATAAATTGATTTAAGCTATAAGTTTCTCTTTGTTTCTTTGTCACCCTTCTAGCCCAGAAGTCTCGATACATATCAATCGACACAGGAACGTCTCCGATGTTGACAATCTTGCGACCAGGAGAGATGTCGCTCAAAAGATTTTGAACTCCGATACTCCCTAAGATAATCTTAATATTTCTTGTTCTCGGGTCGCTGAACATGCCAGGAGAGCTATCCTCATCTGCCGCCAAAACATCTAATGCTTTTTGGGCAACAATGTCTATGAGGTCTCCTAAGAAAAAATAAGGAATATAATATCTTCCGTTAAATTCATATAAACCAAGTTGTTCAGTATCATCCAAAGATTTTGGCTTGCGATAAACTTCTGTTCCTGTTTGTGATGCGTATCCGATTCCAAAGCAACTATATTCATCAGGATCAATCTCTTGTATATCCGGAGACTCATCTTCATCAGGAGATGAGCCTCCGAAGAAATTCACGACTGCGGAACCCGCAGTTGCGACACCACCAACAATCTGACCGGCAATATTGGAAGTCCCTTCCGAGTCGGCGACGAGTCCGATGGCTCCTGCGATGATGCCAATGCCGGATGCGGCGGCGATGGTGCCGCCGAGGAGTTCCCCAGGCGAAAGAGTCGTGGCAGCACACTTATCTTCATCAACAATCAGTGCGCCACGAGCTTTCGCAGCGTCAGCATCAGCTTGAGATTTGGCACTATCCGTAAGCCTTCTGACGAAATCCATGCTCATTGCTGATGTTGGCAGCCCATCTGTCGTAAGATTTAATGTTTTTGCATCAAGCTTGGCAAGGTCATATCCAACACTTCGCAGAGTGTCTTTATCGTAATATCCCATGAAAATCTTTTCTTGAACAAGCAATTTATTAAGTATATCTGCGTTGCTCGCGTGTCTTTGTTCATCTTTTACTTGTTTTATCTGTTCTTTTATTCTTTTTTCTCGTTCGGGATCTTTCTTTTTAGCATCATCGAGCCTATCTGTAAGTTCAGATATCTTTCTTTTTGATTCTTCCGTCATCAAAACATCGGCGCGGACATCATTCAACATGCCATCCAATCTTGCTCGATAATTGATTGTCAGCATGAATGTCCCATCTTGATTAATCTCAAACTCATGATCAACAAGAGTCAAGAAAAATACATGCTTCTGGCTTTTAACTGCGTTCTGGAAAGCTCTTTTCTTCGCTGGGTCGCCCAAGTATGACTCATTATAAGCCCAGCCAACTTCTGCTTTTATCTCATAAAACTTTGGATCCAACTCTCTCGTGTCAGCATTAATAAAATCTGCTGTCTCTTTGGTATCCAAACTGTCGTCCTCAAGATCCTCTTTGGATGGTCGAACCAAAAGGTCAACATACTTGAACCCATTTTCGTTGGTTTGTAAAAGATCATCAAAGTTCTGGAAATACAAAACGAGTTTTGCCGTAATGTCGCTCTTCACATTTGCGATGTTTGTTCCATTAAGCTCCCATTCAAAAGACTTAATACCGACACCAGAACGAGCGCCGCCTAGTATTTTTTCTATTCCAGATTTATCCTTTTCGCCCTGGAGGTCAAGAAATGTTTTGAAAAGTATTGGCGTTTCGCCGTCATAGTCTCCAGTATCTTTATAAAGCACCTTATAGAGACTAATCTTTGGAACAAGCGCCGAAGCTTGAGGAACTGTTATCTTTGAAAAGTCAGCAGCGTTTTCTCTTAACGTGAGGAGGTTAATTAACTTATAGGGATCGCCGTCGACCATGTAAGATCTTTTGTATTTCTCTTTGGCATATCCACGACGTATGTTTGCGTCCGCAAGTTGACCAATGTTTTGTGCGAGAAGTCTTTGATTTTCAAACACAATTGCTTGTCTGATGTCCTCTTCTGTCAGATCTTCAACATCAGCACCTGCTCGTTGAGCCGCAGCGGCAGCAGTTACGGCAGCGTTTGCCTTATCTATTTCTTCTTGTTTTCCTGCTGCCTTGAGCCTTTGATAATCAAATGCAGAATTAACGCGACCGAGAGTAGTGCCAGCCACCCTTGTTCCCGTTTCGGTGCCATCTGCGGTAGTAGTTGTGGTTAGCCTTTCTACCAAATCACTATATGTGGTTGTTTGAGCAAACTGCCACATCAAGGCATACTGTGGACCATAGCCGTATCCCCAGTTTCCTCGTCCGGAAGCCTGCTGAAGGGCATTGCCGCTCCATAGCGGAGAGCCATTCCCATCAATTGGAAGTGGACTATAGAAGGCAGTGCGACTCGTGCGATCCGCTAGTGATCTATAAGCGCCTTCTTGTAAACCCGTGACAGCCATAAGATTGTTGAAATCTCGACCGTCAAAATCTAAAAATGTATTTCCAACAGGGGCAGTCTCTACAGGTTCAGTTTCTACTCCAGATGGCTTATCTAAGTAATACTTTCCACTGCTATCTTTATAAGCCAACGTTTCTTTATAATAATACCTGCGGTATACTTCACCCAACTCTGCGAGTGTTTCAAAATTACACTTTCCGCGAATCTCTTCGCATATCTTAACAAATTCACCGTAGAAGCTCTCTGGTAAGTTTAATTCTTGCGCCGTCCTCTCATCACCACCAGAGACTCGATTAATGGCTCCTGGGAGGATCTTTTCCAGATCTTTGACAGATCTAACAGATCCCCACAAATCTTCTCTAAAGATTAAATCAATCTGAGAGCGATTAAGAAAAGTTCCAATATGAGCGGGACTTGCCGTTGGTATGTCATCAAGATATCCGGTCTCTTGGCGATTTGAATAACCAAAAGCGAGCGGATCGTATGCTCCCCATCGGGATTCCTTCCAAGGCTTAGCCATTAACTATTCCTCTTGTTCTTTGATTTATAAAATAGATAACTGACCTCTTCAAGCGGGAGCGGTATTAAAACAACATCTCCAATCTTAAAGTGACTTTCTGTTGGCTTTTGATTGTACCACGAAATAAGCCACCAGAGTTCTGGGTCTCCATAGTATTGTGCTGCGAGCTTATAAAGCCTGTCTCCAATCTTCCATACATGCTCGACTCTTTGAAGTGATGCTCTTTCTTGCGCAGTAATATCGTTCAAGGTAGGCGTTGTATATTGCTTTACCTTTCGCAAGCCTCTTTTCTCCAAAAGATCTTTGTGAATCTCTTGAGCATTGGTTCTTATAATCCTGTTGTCGTATCTATTTCCCATGTTCTTACCTGTTGTTCAGTGCTGTTTGTTGACGAGCTTCTTCTTCTTGTCTATTAACTTCTGTGGCTTCAACTTGCTCGTCCCTTTCTGTCGGATTGGTTGTTTCCTGATTTTTCACTTCGTTAGACTTAGTTGTCCCTTGAGCGTTTACAGTAGAATTTTTGGATGGTGTTCGCCTTCCTTGGTTTGGCTCAGCATTTGGATCTGTTGTTTGTGGTCCCGGATTTACTGTATTTGTACCGTTTGTGTTGTTCGGATTAATCTGAACTCTATCAGCAGAAGTTCCGTATGGCATGTATGGCCAAGATTGCCTTTCGGCATCTTCTTTGCTTATCTTTGATTGGTCTTCTGTGTTTTGAACGTTTCTCTCCCACAAGCCATTTCCGTCATTCCACCCCAAGTGCTGTTCGTGAATTACATCGAAAGTACAGGAGCATCTTAACAGTTTTGGATAAAGCTCGGCAACATTTGTCTGGAACCATCCTGACTCAATGTCTGGCTCGAAAGAGAAATCATTCAATTTCCCTAGTAAGCCTGTTACATCGTCCTTCTTAACCAAGTTGGTGAATTTAACTCTTAGAAGCGGTGGCTTTGAAATCGAAGAAGCATCTCCTGTTGTCTTATAAGATGGATACAGGAACCTCATCATCTTTGACATTCTTGCTAGATTCTGTTCTGCCTCAGAGACACTTGCTGCTGGAACATCCCAGCTTATTGTCACGGTTCTCTTGTTTCCTTGAAATGTGTAAATCGGATCATTTCTACCATAAACCGCTTCTTCGTTCCAGGCTGATGAAATGCTATCCTGAAAGCTTGTCAAAAATGCTTTGAAAGAAACAAAGCGAACCGATGGGTCTCCATGAATATACTCAAATTGAATATAATACTGGGATCCATTTGCCAAAGTATCTGTCGCATCTGAAAAGTATCCTCTTTGCGCCGTGGTGGAACGAGGATTTCCAGAGACGATTCCAAAATTTGGTTTTGGTGATGGGGTTTTTTTATATTCTGGCATTTTAAATCTCTATCTTATCCGAATGGATTAATCATTCCGTTAACAAGCTCGCCAACATACTGATCAAAATGTCTATTACCAAGCTCTACTCTTAAGTAGATTGGTTGTCTATTTCCTCCAGCAGCAACAGGAGCGGGGGCGGCAGGAGTGGCGGCAGCAGGGGCTGGCGGTCTTCCATTTATCGAATCTATGACCTGTCTTACGGCAACTATCTTCCTTGCGTCATCAACGTTACTAATAGCGTCTGCCATATTTGTAACCGCTTCAATCGTTTCTGTCAAGTTATCCATTTCACCAGTTACAATTGTTGCGATAGCCTGGAACAAATCTGTCAAAGGAAGAAGGTTTTCAAAGTTCATTAGACTGACTGCGTAAGAAACACCAAGGAGAGCGGCGCTAAGCCCTGTCAAAAGAAGAAGAACCGGACCTAAGAATAGCGATGCAGCAGCAAGAGCCTGCATACCAACTCCAATCATAATTAGCGATGCTCCGAATGCCAACATTTGATCTGGTGTTGCCACACTAAAAAGCTGAGTCATAGACAGGACGAAGAGCGCCATACCAGCGGCTGCGAGACCGACACCAAGACCAAGCATAAGGAACGCAGCGCCAAATGCTAAAATACCAGGAGCGCCGACTGCCATGGCTGATCCTGCTGCCGCAACAACTGGGGACATCGCAGCCAAACCAGCGGCGGCGGGGGCGGCGACTGGCGCTATCAAACCAAGGGCGGCTGCGGTGGCAGCAATCTGTGGCGTAATCGTAATAAATGCCAAAGCAAGAGCGCCAATGGCGGCGGCGGCGATGACCAAATAAGGCAAGAGACCATTTGTTTGCTTATTGAGATACAAGAACAAATCCGCTGCTTCTTTTATAAACTCCACAACTGGCTGGAATTGAAGTGCCAAGGTTCTCATAATTTGAGTCATCTTATCGGCAAGAGTATTGAAGTCGGAACTCTGCTTCTGAAGTTCTACGAGTTCAGATTGAGACATGTTTGCCATGCTGTTGCTTAGATTATCGAACTCTCCTGCCATTACAAGCGCCAACTCACTAACATCCTGTAAGCCTGCTGCGTTAGCAACTGCCTGTCTTTCGTAGTATCCCATTTCATCGAAGCTCAAGCCTGCTTCAGCGATAGCATCAGATAGATTTCTCATTCTATCAACAGGGTTTGTAGCTGTAACCATTTCCAATGAATTCAAGAAAGGACCACCAAGGATAGCATTCAGCTTTCCAACGGCTTGGGCAGCACCTTCGAAGGTGTCAAATTGTTCTGTTATTCTTAAAAGCTGGTCAACCGACATGTTAGCTTCACGGGCTGCGGCAGCAACGTCCATGAACACCTCAACACCCGTAGAACCAAACTTAGCCATGTGTGGTGCTGCGCTCTGGAAAGCTGCTGCCATTTCAGCAGGAGGCATACCAAGCGACTGGGCAAGAGTAAACATTTGCCTCGAAGTCGCAGCAGCCTCTTCGCCACTCAGTCCCATAACCGAAGTCATTAACTGAATATTTTGAGCAGTTGAATCGGCGCTTACACCAAACTTGTCAAGAAGAGCAGTTGTTTCTGCTATATCTTGTCTTGTTGAAGCCGACATATTATTAAAAGAGGTAACATTAGAAACTAAGCTGGCATAAGCAGAAGCAGCATTATCGATTCCGACGCCATGCTGATACATGTTTTGCTCTAATGCCATAATTTCATTATTATATAAACTGGAAGCGCCTGTTGCTCTATTAAATTCAACTAAGACACTATCCGTTGCCAAGGAAAGCGCTACCGACATTTCAACGACTTTTGAAAGACCAGATGCGAGAATGTTTGTGGCTGTAAAGGTTCTCTGGAAAGAATCTATTAAGCCTTGCATACCGCCTGGCTTCATCATCTCGGCAAAGAGCGAGCCTTCCAGCTTTGAATTTACGCCTGTAAGAGAATCAAATATGTTATCAAATCTGTCTGCGACCTCTTCTGTTGTCGCATTAATTTGCCTCAAAGCCTCTAGTTGTTCTTTAGTGGCTCTGCCTTGAGATACTTCAATCTCAAGAAGTTTCTCTTGGATATCTCTTTGAAGTTCTTGTTGCTGGACGAGCGCTTTAGCTTTTGCCAATTTATCTTCTAGTAACGCAAGTTCTATCTGTAGAGTATCAACAGTTTTTTCTGCTGTATCATCAAGCTCTTCCATGACTTCTTTGATTTTCTCTGCCGCAACACCAGCATCTTCGAGGGCTTTTTTATAATCATCAAATTGTGCCATTTAATATCACCCCCTTATTTAAATGGCCACTTGAGACCTGTGCCTTTTTCGAAACCTTTTATTGCTTTATCCAAAGAAGCTTTTGATTTAAATGTTTTTGGATCATCAAGTCCATGTTTCTTTAATACTTCAAGATATCTCTTCTCTCTTCCGAGAGTTCTGGCAAGGGCTTCGATGTCTTCTTTCTTGCCCTTGACTCTGTACCTGCGAGAGAGAGGTTGAGGGGGACCAAACATATACCCCATAAGGAGCTTCAGTGCGCTGCCGAACATTGAAAGAAAACTTTCGTCAAGCTTGTTCTTCTTAAGCTCTTCTAAGTCAATCTCCATTTCAACGATTTGGTCTTCATTCAGGAGCATATTAAATCCTTTCATTTTATATATTAAATAGTTTTTAAAAAAATAAAACCGAAAACGATTTGCTTTCGGTTTTATCGTGAATTAGGTTTCTTTTTAGAATTCTTTTCCATCTCTTTCTTTTCTTGTTCAAACTGTTTTGCGAGTCGGTTCAAGAACCATCTACGAATTTGAATTGGTAGATTATAACTTTCTATGAAAGACCATCCACCGTGATATTTTAAAAGAAACATCTCTTCGTAGACGTTTTGGATGTATTCATCACTTAGGGTAAAAAAACTCCGCGTTAAGCGGAACCTCCACTACACCTTCGTGATTGCAATGGGAGCATTCAAAAGTCTGCGCCATGCTGACATTTGGGACCGCCTGAGCGTATATCTTTCTCAAATGTCTTGAATCCTTAGCTGGAAGGTGATTTACTAAAGAATTAATAGTAGCTGGATCGGTTCTTCCTGAGACAGAAGCAATCGTCATTTTGAGTTGATCTGTCAAGAAGGTATCTGCAAGGTTTCCTTTCTTTTTGTTTTGGTTTAACCTTGTCAGATAGCTTTCATCTTTGCCTGTTAATAGACGCAGTTCTACGTCTATGTCGAGAACAGGCAACTTTGTAATGAAAGTTCCGTTATTTGTCCAAGCTATATTTTCTAATTCATCACCTCCTTTATTTATGGATTTTTGCCCCAAGTCAAATGTGTATCTTGAGGATTGAGAGCAAGATGGGCATACTACTTGTGTTTCGTATTCTTCCCCATACCCTGTTTCCCTTGCGGCAATCAGGATAGCGTTTCTATCGCCGACGAGCAAATCTTGGACGTTGATACTCTTGTCGACGACGACGCTCTGCATAAACCTATCTAAAGCCAGACCCTTTTTAAGCAAAGTTCTGGAAGAAAGAATATCTTCCTCTTTTGCTGTCATGTGTCTGATTTCTATTGTCTCTTGTCCAAAAAGCGGGTGACCTTCTGGATAAAACTTTCCTCCAGATGGTAACTCAACAAATTCCGTAGGTGTAGAAAATGTGAGTGGTCCACCTGGGTTTTGGAAAGCGGCAGCAGGACTGTCATGTTCTGGACCGTTGTCCAGACCAAGCCTGTCTTTATTTCTAGCCAAATAACACCTCTCGTTGTTATATCAAAAAATTATCTTAGCGAGTTCCGCCTGAACCAGGCTTGAAGAATGTTCTTCCATTGAATGCAGCAGCAGCACCAGCGGCTTCGGCAGCATTAGCTGTCTCAAGAACAGCCCAATCGTATCTGATTGTCAATGTGATTTCACCAAGAGCATCTTCATCATAGCTCAAGTCGCCATACTCGATTCCCTTGATGAATGGGTTCCAGAGAGTCCAAGTTTCGACAGCGCGACCATCAGAATCGATTTGCTCGATTGTGATACCGCCAAGTGCGTTGACGGACTTCTGCTTGGAAATGGTCTCTCTAGAATTAACATTTCTTGGAGGAGTATATCCGCTTGCCTGAAGAATGGCAGCGGTAGCAGCAGCAGCATCAGGAGAGACTGGATCAACAAGTGTGACTTGAATTTCGTTCCACTCAACTCTTCCTGGATAATAGAATTTGTGATTCAAAAAGCTATGTTCTTCTTCAGTCAATGATGGAGAAGGCTTTTGAACGTTCTTAGCATACCATGTAGCACCATTTGGCATGTTGCCTAAAATAACCACAAATCTATATTTTCTTTTTGGATCTTTGTTTTGTGCGTCTGTCCAGAATGCCATGTTGTATTAACTCCTTCTTTACTTAAATAGTATTTTATTTTTTTTAATCTTCAAAAGATGCGCCAGATCTTGTAATAACAAAGTCAATAGCGATGAATTCGATAGCTCTTGCTGGCTTAAGGAAGATCTTCGCGTACATAATGTTTTGATCAACAAGGTCTGGTGTCGTTGTAGTCTCGTCAAGGATGACTCTGAATTCTGTCAAGCCCAATCTGGATTGAACACTGGACAAGAATGGGTTTACTTGGTTTGTAAATCTTGTCCAAGTTGTTTGAACGTTTTGGTCGAACAACAATCCGGATGCGATTCTAGAAATCTCCTTCTTGACGTAAATCATCAAACGACGAACGTTGATGCGATCAAGAGCAGATCTCTGAACTTGCATTGTCTTTTGTCCAAAGACGACGATTCCTTCAGATGGGAAGGAGGCAATTGGGTTAACATTGGCGTCATACAATTGATCTCTATCCTTGGAAGTCAGCTTGTAAGTCAAGTTTGTGACTGGGATGCCTGCTGCGCCTTCGGAAAGACCACCTCTATTGAAGCCTGCTGGTGCGAACCAAAGCTCGGACTTCGCTTCAGAGTTAGCCATTGTTCCGACAGCAACGACAGAAGGTGGAACCCAGAGAAGTCTTGAATTGATGGTGTCTCTTGCTTGAGCCCATGGGAAATAGGTACAAGCGTAAGAGGAATCAATTTGTCTTGCTCTCAAAGAAGAGATAGCTTGTGCTGGGGTGCTAATCCTATCCTTGAAAGAATCTGTAGTTTCTGTGAATGGCTCGTAGACATTCTCAAGATCGATGATCGCAAGAGCATCTGCTCTATCTTCGCAGATATCAATCATTTGCTGTGTAAGCTTTGTGTTTGTTAAGCCAGGGACCGCAAGAATGTTGTATTCAACAACTTCTGGGTCCGCAACTGATTGAAGTGCTTGCTTGACAGAGTTGAACGCATAATTTGTAAACTCAGTGTCTGTGGAAGACATAGCGGAGTTTCTGAATGGTTCGATCTCTGTAATCTTGAGACCATCGGATCCGCCGAACATAACAGCAGTGAAGCTATCATAACCAGCGTCAAGGACTGCTCTATAGCCAGAGCCTTGTGCTGTCGTGGATGTTCCTGCTGCGCGAGAGCCAAATTCGTGGAAAGATGTAGCAGAACCAGTGGTAACAACATCGTCAAGGGAGAAGACCCAAGAATCTGTGAGCGTACTCTGGAGACCTGCTGGGTAGGAACGAAGGTAATCGCCAAAGCCCTTTTGGAACTTGATGTTCTCATCTTCCAAATCTTGAGCAGTTGTAGCACCGAAGAAGGCGTCTGCTGGATTTGCTAAGCCGCCGTCAGAAGCGGAAACCCTTGTTGGGACACTTGGGAAGTAAATCGAAGCAGTGTGATCGGTGTAACCGCCAGCGCTGTATTGGTTTCCTGCTGGTGCCAATGTGTTTGCCGCAGCAGCACCACTAAGAATGATAGAGTCCGTGCTCTGAAGCGCTGTTTGAGCAAGAGAGCCAGAAGCGATTCTGATAGCACCTGGGCGCTTAGGACCATAGACACCGAATGGAAGGAAAGATGGATTAGCAAGACCGGAAGCTACCTCGTCCTTTACTTCAACTCTGATGTACTTGGATTGATTATTGAATTCGCCGTATTCTCTCAATCTGTTTTGGGTTGTGTCAAATTCTGTGTACTTATCACCAATAACAGCACCAATGTACTTATCGGAAGCTGGGTTCAAGTTGACGCCAGAGAATCTTTCAACATACTTAACAACATTGTCAGAGTCGTTTGCCAAGCGAACGACGACATCGAAAGAACCGTATGGATCTTGAATACTTGTAGAAGCAGCGATATTCTCGATAGAGATCTTCAAGTTAGCTTGTGCCCACTCTCCTCCGCCAAGAGAAATGAGCCTGAACAACTGGGTCATGTTTCTTGGGTCATACGCTGTGAAATTATTTGTAACGTCCTGAGAGATAAACCAACCTGTAGCTGGATATTCAAAACTCTTTCTCATCATGGAGCGATCTGTTGCTCCGTCAGAGAGAGCGATGAGCATTGCGTGAGGATTGACCAAATCCAAAATCCTCACTGTTGCATCGCCGACCTTAGCATAGCCATCTTCATAGGTCTCACCAAGCCAGTAATATTGCTCACCATTTGCCAAGACGCTAGTGTTGACAACATCTGTGTTTACCAATTGTGGGTTAGTATTGAAGACCTCTCTGATAAACTTGTCAGAGTTCTTGTTAAAGTTAAAAGCTGTCTTGTGAACGACGGAGCCTGCTGGGCTCTTGATGACAACAGTATATTCTGACTCAGTTGAAGTTCCTTGGTTAGCGAACATGCCATAAGTTCCTTGCGCCGTGTCAGAAGAAGCCGCAACAGAGCCAGACAATTCGATAGAGCCAGAGTTAACATACCAAACAGCAGCAAGATAGGCGTTTCTTGCGCCGGAGCCAGAGTCAATCAAGACGAGACCGTAAGGACCGCCGTCGCCAGTAGAGGCATCGCCAGCGAGTGTCCAGCCAGCAGCACCCTTATCTTCCAAGGAGGTTCCACCAGTATAGTTTGCGTTTTCTTGCCCAAGCAATCTAAACATTGTGACTGGACCGACATCAGCATTTAAATATGCTTGTGCGGCATAGGCAGCATATGTTGGACCCTGAAGATTTCCATCTCTCCAAACATCACCACCAGAAGATCCAGGAACTGGTTGACCGAATATTTCGATAAACTCTGAGAATGACTCGACCTTAACAGGAGTCATTGCTGGACCATAAGGCAATCTACCGACAATCATTGGACCGACAACTTCTGAAGTTGCTGGCAATTGGGAGTTGTCTACTTCGCTGATAAAAACACCAGGGGAGACAAATTTGAACTTTTTAACTGACATCTAGGAATCTCCTTATCTTAGGATGGTTAAATTCACATAGTAAATAGTTTGATATTTTTCCAAAATCTTTATATTTATTTATTTCTTTCTTTTTAAAAAGGCTGGCTTGCCTGGGGTTTCAGAAGGTTCAAAATCATATTCGGATTCTGGGGCATTGTAAGCACTTCTAATTTCTTTGATGATATCTTTCTTAAGATCTTTCATTCTATCCAATGCATCAAAAGCCTCTTTCTCTTTTATCTTAACACTATAAAAGAATTCTTTCAAGTCAGAATGTATTTTATTTATGGTATCATCTGCATTTTTTACTCTCACTGCGATCTTGTAAGGAACTTCAATGATTTCAGGTGGTGGTGGGGGAGCAGGTTCTGGCTCTGGTTCTGGTTCCGGAGCCTGTTCAATTTCTTTTGTTTCTTCTTTCTCTTCGAACTCTTCTTTGAAAAGCTTAGCTAACTTTTTGAACATGCGATTATCCTCCATTCAACGCTAAAATAAGTAGTCAAAAGTAAAGCGCCCCTCCCACTTTTGTGGGAGGGGGGCAAGATAAATAAATTATCTATTTAAACTGTAATCGAAAAGGTCTATCTTAGAGAGAGACTGCCTCAACAGCCTTAAGGATGTAAGAATCACCAACGTTAAGGTTGAATGTGAAGACGATGTGTGAGATTTCAGAGCCGGAAAGAACGACATTGTAATCAACACCTTCGTACATCATAAGACCGTTAACGACGACGTACATCATTTCCTTCGCATTTGTGGAGAGCGCAATTTGCGTATTCGCCATTGTGAAGGTAGAAACGACTGCCTTGTCTTCGAAGTGTCTATCGATGTTGTTGATCTCGGAACGCAATGCTGTGATTGCAGATGCGCGAGCAGACTCTTCAGCAGAGACTCTTGTTGTCAAGGATGTATCTGCACCCTGACGTGCTGTTTCCTCAGCAGCGATTCTTGTCTCAAGAGAGGAATCAGCAACATTGAGGGAAGAGACAGCAGCAGAGACTCTTGCGTCGACAGATGTGACAGCAGACTGACGTGCAGCTTCTTCATTGCCGATTCTTGTTTCCAAGGAAGCGTCAACTGCGGAGAAGCGTGCGACGATAGAGTTATCAGCAGCAAGGCGTGTAGACTCTTCAGCGTCGAGGTCTGCGGAGAGCAATGCGTCGACAGAAGCGCGTGCTGTTTCTTCAGCAGCGATTCTTGTTGTCAAAGAACCATCAGCAGCAAGGCGTGTGGACTCTTCAGCGTCGAGGTCTGCGGAGAGCAATGCGTCGACAGAAGCGCGAGCGGCTTCTTCAGCAGAAACTCTTGTTGTCAAGGAAGCATCAGCAGCTTGGTATGCTGTCTCAAGGGAGCCGTCACCAGCGAGGCGAGCGGACTCTTCAGCAGACATTCTAGAATCCATAGAGTTCTTAGCAGCAAGTTCTGTGGACTCAGCAGCGGCGATTCTTGTTGTCAAGGATGCGTCTGCTGTAGAGAATGCGGCGGAGACAGAAGCGTCACCAGCAAGGCGTGCGGACTCTTCAACGGACATTCTTGTGTCCATAGAACCGACGTTTGCGTTCTCTGTAGATTCAGCAGCAGCGATTCTTGTGGACAAGGAACCGTCAGCAGATGCGAATGCGGCAGCGATAGAGTTATCCGCAGCGAGGCGTGTAGACTCTTCAGCAGCCATTCTTGTGTCAGCAGATGCCATCGCAGCAACTTCTGTAGACTCAGCAGCAGAAATTCTTGCGGACAAGGAAGAATCAGCAGCAGCGAGGTTAGACTCATCAGCAGAGACTCTTGCGTCGATGGAAGAGAAGTCTGTTGCGACAACTTCAAGGGAGTCGATTTGAGACTGGAGACCAGAATCAACACCAGAGAAGCGAGCTTCGATAGAAGCAACATTTGCAGCTTCGTCAGACTCGATTGCGGACATTCTTGTGTCCATGGAACCTGTCTTAGCAGACTCTACAGACTCAGCAGCAGCGATTCTTGTCTCAAGAGAGGAATCAGCAGCTTGGTAAGCTGTTTCGAGGGAGCCGTCGCCAGCAAGACGAGCAGATTCTTCTGCTGTCATTCTTGTGTCGATGGAGCCAACGTCAGCGTTTGTAGCAGAAATTTCTGCGTTGAGGTCAAGGATGACGGAAGCAACCGCAGAGTCGTTAACTGTGTCAACAGCGTTGATCAAAGAAACGATCTCGACGAAGGAATCCTTGTCTGCGTCAGCAGAAGCGAGGATTGCGTCAACACGAGCCTTCTCTGTGGAAACGAGTGCTTCAAGAGAATCATCACCAGCTACGCGGGCAGACTCTTCGGAAGACATTCTTGCGTCCATAGAGTTGACAGCAGATGTTTCAGCAACTTCAGCGTCAGAGATTCTTGCCTCAAGGGAAGAATCAGCAGCTTGGTATGCTGTAACGATAGAGCCATCAGCAGCAAGACGTGTAGATGCTTCTGTGGAAACCGCAGCAGCGCGTGCTGTTTCTTCAGCAGCAAGTCTTGTTGTGAGGGAAGAGTCGGCACCAGCGCGAGCAACTTCTTCAGCAGAAACTCTTGTTGTCAAGGATGTATCAGCAGCTTGGTAAGCTGTTGCGAGAGATGCATCGCCAGCGGCGCGTACAGACTCTTCGGAAGACATTCTTGCGTCCATGGAGTTCTTAGCAGCAAGTTCTGTGGACTCAGCAGCGGCAACTCTTGTTGACAAGGAGGAATCAGCAGCTTGGAATGCTGTTGTGACAGAAGCATCACCAGCAGCGCGTGCAGACTCTTCAGCAGACATTCTTGTGTCAGCAGAACCCATCGCAGCAGCTTCTGTAGATTCAGCAGCAGCGATTCTTGTGTTCAAGGAGCCCTCAGCAGCAGCGAGTTCAGACTCGTCTGCGGAAACTCTCGCATCGATAGAAGAGAAGTCAAGAGCGACAACCTCAAGGGAATCGATTTGAGACTGAAGACCGGAATCAGCCGCAGAGAAGCGTGTGACGATAGAGTTGTCACCAGCAACGCGGTTAGATTCTTCTGCTGTCATTCTTGTATCCATGGAAGCAGTCTTAGCTGTTTCTACGGATTCAGCAGCAGCGATTCTTGTCTGAAGAGAAGAATCAGCAGCTTGGTATGCTGTAACAATAGAGTTATCACCAGCGAGACGAGCGGACTCTTCTGTGGAGACTCTTGTGTTCAAGGAAGCATCACCAGCGATACGAGCAGCTTCTTCATTAGAAATTGCTGCGTCTGCGTCAGCTTCGTTCTTGTCAACATCAGACTGAAGTGCGGAGATTTCTGCGTCAATCTTGGAATCCAAGGAGGAATCAGCAGAAGCACGGACAGACTCTTCAACGTCAAGTGCGTCGGAGATCAATGTGTCGACAGATGCGCGAGCAGCTTCTTCAGCAGCAAGTCTTGTTGTGAGAGAAGAGTCGGCACCAGCGCGAGCAACTTCTTCAGCGGAAACTCTTGTTGTCAAAGATGCGTCAGCAGCTTGGTAAGCTGTTACGATAGAGTTATCACCAGCGAGGCGAGCAGATTCCTCTGCGGAAACTCTTGTTGTAAGAGAAGCATCAGCAGCCTGGTAAGCTGTGACGATGGAGTTGTCGCCAGCAAGACGAGCAGATTCTTCTGCTGTGGATCTTGTGTCGAGAGAAGCGATGTCTGTAGAGTGATCAACTTCTTCTGTAGAGATTCTTGCGTCCAAGGATGCCTCAATAGAAGCAAGCTCGGATTCGTCAGCAGAAATTCTTGCATCGACAGATGTGACAGCAGACTGACGTGCTGTTTCTTCAGCGCCGATTCTTGTTGTCAAGGATGCGTCTGCTGTAGAGAATGCGGCGGAGACAGAAACATCACCAGAAAGGCGAGCGGACTCTTCTGCTGTCATTCTTGTGTCCATGGAAGCAGTCTTAGCTGTCTCTACGGACTCGGCAGCGGAAATTCTTGAATCAAGAGAAGAATCTGCTGCTTGGTATGCTGTCTCAAGAGAACCGTCACCAGCAAGACGAGCGGACTCTTCAGAGGAAACTCTAACGTCCATGGAGGAAACTTCAGAGTTTGTAGCAGAAATTTCTGCGTTGAGGTTGGAAATGACGACTGCCAAAGCATCATCGTTAACTGTGTCGATAGAGTTGATCAAAGTAACGATTTCTGCGAAGGAATCCTTGTCTGCGTCAGCAGCGTTAAGGATAGCGTCAACGCGAGACTTCTCGACGGAAACCTGTGCTGCCAAGGAAGCATCGCCAGCAACGCGGGAAGAAGCTTCAGCAGAAAGGTCAGCAGAGAGGACTGCATCAACAGAAGCGCGTGCTGTTTCTTCAGCAGCGAGTCTTGTTGTAAGGGAAGAATCGCCAGCAACGCGAGCGTCTTCTTCGTTGGAAACTCTCAAATCGACAGAAGCCATGTTAGCTACTTCTGTAGACTCGGCAGCAGCGATTCTTGTTGTAAGAGAACCGTCGCCAGCAACGCGAGAAGAAGCTTCAGCAGAAACCGCAGCAGCGCGTGCAACTTCTTCGTCAGAAAGTCTTACTTCAAGAGAGTTATCGTCTGCGAGACGTGTAGACTCTTCAGCAGACATTCTCAAGTCAGCAGATGCCATAGCAGCAACTTCTGCGGACTCGACTGCGGAGATTCTTGTTTCCAAGGAAGCGTCAAGTGCTGCGAGTTCAGACTCATCAGCAGAGACTCTTGCGTCGATGGAAGAGAAGTCTACTGCGACAATCGCGAGAGAGTCGATAGCAGAATCCAAAGAATCTTCAACAGAGTTGATATAGCCAAGGTTGACCATTGCCTCATCCTTGTTTGCGACCTTAGCAGCAGACAATTCAGCGACTGTCCAACCGACCTTGAATGCCTTCATATCAAGAAGTGCTGTTTCAAGTTCGCCTGGGTCGACAACGCCAGCAGCTTCAGCAGCAGCCATTGTGTCGTAGACGTTACCAGAGGAATCTGTGATTTGAAGATCAAGCTGCTTGTCAGCACGGACGCGAGTCTTGCGGACAGCGTTAGCAGCATAATCTGTGCCAGAGTCGTGGAACGCTGGGTGACCGGATGGGGAAGCTGTCAAAGCAGAAACATCACCGTCCATGTCGTATGTTGTAGAATCGACGAGGTTTGCCATGTAGAAGACATCATAGTTGTCAGCAGCAAACTCAGCATCTGTTGCGATAACGAACTTTGGATAAAGGTAGTTAGCAACTGAGAACGCATTGTAAATCTCGGCAACTGTAGAACCTACGTTGTCGTCGAGATAGGAATCAAGCTCACCATCAAATGCGACTGGTGAGACCTTTTCGAAACCATCACCATTACCGAAGTCAATGAAGACGTAGGAATTGGTAGAATAGTTGGAAAATGTAAATGTAGCCATTATTATATTTTCTCCTCTTAATGATAATACATTTTAGCCCTTTTGAAAAGCAAAGTTTTTCAAAAAAACCAGAACAGGAATACAGGGTACACCCGTTCACCCATAGATATACCTGCCTCATCTTAACAGAAGAGAAAAATGTTCGATAGCATAAAAAAGTTGCGTTCAAAAAATAAAAAGACTATTTAATATTTTTTTAATCGATTTTTAAATTTTATCCGACAATTCTTATAATTTCAAGCATCAATCTGGAGTTTGATTCGATTTCTCGAATGTTATAAATCTTATCGTTATTTATATAGAACTCTCCAGAGAGAGGAGAAATACTAACAAGTGACCTAACACCATTCAAGAACATATGAGCACCTTGAACATAGATCTCACCGTCAAATTCCAGAAGAGGATTTAGGTTTGTTCTAGCAGGGATTATTGAATCACCAGTTTCGTATGTATAAATTTCTCTGTATACTTGCATTGTTTTCTCATTTATTCAATGATTGTTAACACTTCTAAATATAGCCTTGCTCCAGCTTCAATATCTCTAGCATTGTAAACATCGCCGCCTACAATGTAAAAATCACCAGTCAATGGACTGGCTGTAAGGATTTGTCGGAGACCGTTTTGGTATATGGCGGCTGTTTGGACCATTAGAGGGTCGCCAGTGTAATTAAAGAGACTAGACAAGGCAGTCCCAGCAGGTATATCAGAAGGCAAATCATAAACATAAACTGTCCAAACAATATCTTGAACTGTGAATGTTTCAACCACAACATCCACAACATCATCTTCAACAGGAGCAGCCGGTGCCTCGTCTTCTAAAATTCCTGCCGCAATTAAATCTTCTGTATGGGACTCTCTTCTTTCTTGATATGACTCATTAAGAGCATCAATAACATCTTGTGCCATATTATCAAGTGACATAACGCCCTTGCGGGTTTTAATGCATGTTGCTTGAATCTGAAAAAGGTGATCAACTTGTCCGAAGAGTTGGCGACCTTCATTTAAAGAAACGATTTCATAAAAAGAGTTTCCATATCGAACATAATCACCTTCGCGAACATAAAGGTCTTGATCTTCTGCTAACCTTCTTTTATGAAAATTGACTACAATCTTATAATCCTTGTCCAACCCATAATGAGAAGTTGTCGTTTGGATTCCCTCGAACTCAACAAGGGCATGAACTCTTACTGGCCCAAGGAAGCTTTTATGGATTGCTTCACCATAAAGAGGATGAAAGTTTGTTCTTTCACGAGAAACTGGAAGGTATAATATCTGTTGTCCAATGACTCTCTCAATGAGTTCATCATTAACTTGTTTTACAAGATCTCTCTCCGTTTTGCCGAGAAACAAAGGAGGAGGGGGATTTGTTGGTCTTGACCATTTATTATCATTAGCCATTAATCTCTCTCCCTCTTATCTCCATATATAACTCTTTCTCTTGGAATCTTAACTTCAACAGCGTTTTCACGAATTGTAAGCTTTGGTTGGTCATCGTTCTTGCCTGACCCAAGGAGGTATCCTAAAATCTTCAAGTTAATTGTTGTTTTAAATGTTCTTTCTTCTTGGTCAAGATTTGATAAATTGTTATCAATTGAAAAGTCGTTCTCAATAAAGCCTTCAAACTTGTGTCCATCGTGATGAATAAAAAAGTTATTAATCTGGCCCGTTGTTGTCATAAATGGAGTGAATATTTCATTCATTTGTTGTTGGAATTCTGTTTGAATTGTTACAACATAATTTGCGACAACATAAGTTGGGATTGGCATTGTCACAGTCTGGTAAACAACCTTCTTATTTTTGAATGGAAAGTTTATTTGACCGTATCTTCTTTTCGATGTAGCATTGGCAAAGTTTGATGTCTTATCTTGATTGATGAATCTGGCAACTTGAATTGTGCCGCCTCTAGCATCATTATATCTTGGAAGATGAGACCAAGCAACACCTTTCATGTTTGGATCTTTTATAACAGAGTTGCGCTCAACTGAAATAACCGGGAAAGTGAAAACATTTTTTCTGTTTCTTAAATCTTTGTTGTCTTTGATTTGAAAAGATCTTTCTGGCATTGACCAGATAAGAGGAACTTTTTTCCACCCTTCGTTTGTAGTACAGAAAATATCAAGCTCTTCATTGAGCCATTCATAAAGAGCCAAATCAATCGTTTCTATCGTAGATGGCATAATAGAGACTTCTCTTACGTTTGGATCTTGAGTTTGCTTTTCCTCTCCAAAGTAAGGTCTATAACCGGCAAATTGTTCTTTTTCGCTTGACATATATTATATTAACCTTGATAAATAAAGTTTGGCATTTTCTTTTGTATATCTTCAATGGCATTAACCTTTTCAGCGTCCGACTTAGCTATCTCTGTATAGGTTAGTTGATCCAAAATATCTTTAAGCTCATTTCTTAACATATCTTGTTCTTCTTTTGCTTGACTTAAGAGGGCGTCAGCATTAAGATTTACAGATTCGCCTGGGATTGGAATTGAAGTAAACTTCCCTCTAATTTGACCAAGTGTCTCCTTTGAGAGAGCAAGTGCAAATCTGCGAATCCATTGCTTACCAATCGCATTGATGTTCTCATATGGAATGTTATCAAACGGAAGTGTGTTGATATTGTTAATTCCTTCTGTACCCGTATTATACTCTGGGTTTTCATCCCAGCTATTTGGAATAACAGAAAACTCAACCCACATATATTGTTGGTCACTGAATGTTTCTGGTGCTGGGAAAAGCCTAAGCTTATTGTCTTTTAGCTCGAAAGAATAGTGAGACAATCTTGTATACAAGTGATCTTCGTAAGCCATGGCTTGAAGCTTGTTTTGCCACACTGGAACAATCTCAAATGTTGAATCATCTGTATACTGACCATAGTTATTCAAGTTGCCCACAACATTCAAGCCGCCATAATAACCAAAGAAGCGCCACATTGCGCCTGGGGTTTTGTAAAATACTTTCTTAACAATAACTCTGCTATCTCCGACAACACCTTGATATGGAGCGCCAGCGCCGCCAGCAGGGTCAATTCCTGTAGCGGAGGATTGTGATAAAATAGCTTGAAGGTCGTAATCTTGTTGTTGATTGTTCACCCTAAAAGAAGCGGAATAAATTGGAATTGTTCCACCGATACCTGCTTCAAAGGAGAACCCATCACCAACTCGGCGAGCATATTCAAACATGGTTCTTGGATACTTAAGGTTAACGCCTTCTGGTCCCGATACAAGATTACCATCCTCATCAAAAGTACCTGTGGCTTGCCCAAGGACATCGGAAAGGATATTCTTAGACTGATGAAGGTTGATAAGATAACTGTATTCTAAACAAGCTTCTTCATAATTGGCATAAACGTTTGTTGTTTTTAGCTCGATATCAAGAACGTCTCCACCAAGTTTCTTATAAGTGTAGGCAACTTGGTCAACAGCGCCAGAGATAAATGCTGATGAACTTGCATAAATGCCAAAAGGAAGTGAATCGGCGACCTCTGAATAGGTTCCGGTTGGAGCAAGAATAGATTTGCTCATTTGACTAGCGGGAGTAAGAACGGGAAGAGCCATGGGTAAAATTTCTCCTAACACTAAGTAGTGCCTCAAACAACAAAACCCCCCCACAATAAGTGGGAGGGCTGTTGTGACTACGTTACGCTAAGATCAGACGAGATCTTGGCAGATAACCAATCCGTACATATCTGGACGGACCATCTTCTTAGCATAGCGTGTCATGACGCCCTTACGAGGTACGAAGTCCTCGGTGCCGAAGATTGTCGGTGTCATTTGGAGTGGAACGTATGGAGCATAGACGTAGCCGCTTTCAAGGAAGGAAGCGCCCTTACGACCGCAAAGAACAACGTTTCTTGGGAAGTATGGATCAACGTAAACGTCGAACTTCTTGCTCAAGTTACCAACTCTAACTGCGCCAACTGTACCGCGTGCGTCTTCGTGAGTGACAGCACCACGGAAACCAGCGGTGAACTCAAGAAGGTTAGCAATCTCTGGGGAGACGACGATGAAGTTAGCGCCACCGCGAAGTGTCTTGCGGTGAATTTGTGCAGAAACATCGTTGATGGTTTCAACAAGTGTCTCATACCACTCGGAGACGTTGCCAGTGAAGTCTGGGTAACCGAGAGATGTTGCGTCAAGCGCCGCACCTGTTTCGCGGTTAACGAACTTACCTGGAAGTCTGGACCAGTACAACTTAGCAGCAGTACCACCCTTGACGAGATCTTCAAGGATTTCTTGGTCGATTTCAAGAGCGATGTGCTCGGAAAGAACAGAAGTCAACTCAACTTCTGCGTCAAGGTTGTGATAAGCATTAAGGTCTTGTGCCAATTCTGGTGTCCACTTAGCCTTAAGCTTCTTGGTCTTCGCTGTGACGGAGACGGAATCAACCTTGATGTCGATTTCTGGGATTGCTTCGTTGTTTTCGAGACCCCATGTTGCCGCACCGACAACTGCGCCGATACCAGCACCTTGGAAATTGTCATCGATGACGAAGGAAGCGCCGTCGACTGAATCCATGGAAGAGGAAGCATTAGCGATAGAAGAACCAGTCATGACAACGATAAGGTCACCAGCGGAAGCGCCAGCAGCAATATCTTGTGCGTCAGCATCGCGTGTAAGACGACGAACCATTCCTGTTTCAACGACGCCACCATCAGTAGCAGTGATTGTGACATAATCCTTGATGTTGAACTGTCCACCTGTAAGAGTGGAAAGCGCAACTGTACCAACAGCAACGGAGGTACCAAGAAGATCTGGATCGAAGCGGACAAGACGATCAACGTCATCACCAGCAGATGCTGAACCAACAGTACCAGAAGCAATAACTGTGAAAGTTACTGATGCGGAACCTGTTGGGGAAGAGTAACCATTGTTAAGTGCGTAGAAGCTCTTTTCTGCTTCACGACCTGCCAAGGAAACACCACCTGTGATTTGAGAACCAACAACGCCGCCGCCGTAGACGGAATCGCCTGCTTCAGCAGAAAGACGATTACGCTCAAGTTGGAAATCAAGGAAGAAAATGAGACCAGATGGGAGGCTCATTGGTTGAACGGAAACGAGGTCGTTTGCGATCAAGCCGCCGAAGACACGACGGACGATTGGGAATGCGACAGAAGCAAAACCTTCAACGTCGCCACCAGCCATGGAAGAAGCTTCACGAAGAAGTTCCTTAGCTTGGTTTTCAAGAAGGGACGCCATACCATGACGAGTTCTTTCGTCTGTGAGACCTTCAAGAAGACCTGTCTTTTCCCACTTGGAGAGAAGAGCAGCACCTTCTTTGGAGAGATCTCTACGAACGATGCCTTCTGTAAGTTTTTCAAGAATAGACATTTTTAATTTCTCCTATAAGGGTTATTTGTGTGATTTAATACCGGCCAGAATCTGCATTCTATCCATTGCTGGACGTTCAACAGCCCTGTCCGCTCTTCTAGGCAAGTTGGCAGAGGGTCTTTCAATAGTCTCACGAAGTGATTGTGGCTGTGCCTTACCTACAACACTGCCCACTGCGTTTTCTAGAGTCTCGAAGATTACCTTTGCTTCTTCAACCGAACGTGCCTCTGACAAAGCATCAACAATTTTATTCTTTTGTCGCTCATTCAGGGAGCGGTTTGTCAAAGTCTTGTTCGTATAAACAAGTCGAGCATTGGAAAGATTAACCTTTTCCATGCTTTCCTTTAAAGTGTTAACTGAGTCGATCAAAGTAGAAAACTTAGTTCTGAGGTCTTTGTTTTCTTTTGTCAACTCTTTGTTGGCTGCAACAAGTGCTTCGTTTTCTTCTTGTGCCTTTGTAGAAGCCATACGTGCCATTTCAAGTTCTTGCTTGAAGTCCATAATATCATCAGGGGTTCCGACCCAGCCGTCCTTTTGTGGCTCAATGTCGACAATCAATTCTTCGATGATTGCCTCAAGGTCTACTGTGTCAATTTCTTCCTCAAGGGCAACAGCGACATCAACAGGAGCCACTTCATCACTTACTTCTGGTGGTGGGGCAAGTGTTTCTTCTGCTGCGGCTTCATGAGAGACTGGCTCTCCCATAAGACTTTCGTCTTCGGCAGCCAATGTGTCTGCCATTCTTTGAAGCTCTTCCATATCAAGAGTAATCATTTCTTCGTCAGAATCTTCCTCTTCGGGGTCAGCAGCGAGGGGGATATCGCCAGATACAGTTTCGGCTTCAGCGCCTACCTCTTCTTCTTGTTCTAGAAGATTTTCAACTGCTTCGCGAATATCATTGGAATACTTATCCAAAAGAGCAGATTCTGCGTTTTTGATTGCCGCATCTTTAAGCGCAGCGGCGTCAATGATTGCTTGTTCTAACAATGAAGACATAGAGACTTCCCCTTATAAAATGGTTCAAAAATAAATAGTTATGGAAATTATAAAAAGACGTTTTTTTATAATGATACTATTCAACGATTTGGAAACATTTAAGGTAATCGCCTACCTTCTTCTTCTTTTAGCTTTTGGTTTCGGAAGTTTATCATCCGTACCAACTCCGCCGTCTCTCATTTGCTCATATCTTTGTTGTTGTTTATCGAGAACTTTTTGTCTTCTCTTCCCTGCCATTCTTCTCTTGACGGAGGGCTTTTCAAACTCACCACGAGCACGATACTTTCTAACGATATCTTGCTTCTTACTTTTTCTCAAAAAACGACGAATCATTCTGTCGACTGAATCGTTTTTGTGTCTCAGCTTTTCTGAAACATTTACTGCCCTCTTTGTTTGGGGCTCTCTACCGTGTGTCCTGTTAGACATTATAACTCCAATTAAATCATTTTCTTCCAGTTCTGTCCAGAACCGATTGCCATAATCCCGCTGATATCAACACCAGCATCGTTTGGCGCATATGCCGAAAGAGGGCTTGAAACCTTCGAATCACCAGATGGTGTCCCACCTGAAGAGAGCGGCTGCGTTCCTTCAAATACGGAGCCGATTCCAACTGCCTCTTCTAATCTCTTTCTCTTGTTTGCCATCTCTGCTCTTGCTTCTTGTTGCAACTGATGGTCTTGGATTGGCTGACGCTCAATCTGCGTAGCCTGAGTTTGTGGGGTGACTTGGCGTGCTTCCACGATTGTCTGGCTTCCAATTCCTACGGCGACTTCCTTAATGATGCCAGAAAGAACACCTTCTTCGAAGATGACTTCCTTGATGCATTGCTTAATAAGTGGCTTTAAGACTTCTTGTAATTCTTTCTTTTTCATTTATTCATCCAAGATTTGTTTTAGAGCACGATTAATTCTATCGGCTTTTGTGAAAATATTTGGCTTGTCGTATTCCTTGCCTTCTTTAAGTGCCATAAAGGCATTTGGTGTTGAAGGTTCAGAAACAAAATCAAAGCAGATTAGTTGGAAATCATCTTCAACAATCGTGCCTTGCATAGACTCACGAACAGAGCCGAGACCACGGGAAGAAATACCAAGCTTGACCCCGGAATCGACAAGAGATTTCAAAATCTGACCTGATGGGGTGTTCAAGACCTTGACAGTTCCCATGACCTTTGGTCCATCCATCCAAATGTTTGTAACCATATGAGAAGCATTTTTAAGGTTGATAACAGAATCATCTGGGTGATCGAGTTCGCCGAGTGCTCTCTTTTCTCTTACGAGTTTCTTATAAACATCAATCTCTCTTTTAAGAACATCTTCTGGGTAAACTCTGCCATTTCCGTTTTTGACTCCGCACTGTTGCATAAGCCCGGTCAAATACATGGCATTGTTTTCTTGAATATCTCTTTTTTCTTCTTCTGTTAGAAGGTCTCTACAAACTCCGCCTTCGCAAAGTTCATAGTATTCTCTTAGCAATACTTTGCTCATTTTATTTCCTCTTTAAAGTAGTCAACAGCCTGCTTTGCAGCGTCTAACTCCGCGAATCATCCATCTCTTGAGTGACATTCTTGGTCTCCAAGTTTAATCCAGAATCTCCGAATACCATACTAAGGATATAAGAAGTTCCAGAACTTATGAAGCCACAAAGCATTATGTTTGCTACTGTGATCTCAAACATAAATAGTTGTGTCAATGGATTAATGACACATAAAAACATCCCGACCCAAAAGCCAATACACATTGGACAAGACCAGAAATAGCCCCTTGGTCTGATTCTATTAAAAATTCTACCATAACAAAGAATCTGAGTCAGTCCATAAGCAGACAAAACAAAATAAGCCAATTCTATAAATGACATTAGTCTTCCTTCTGTAGATTTTCAAGCATGTAGCTCATCCAATAAGGCTCGTATGAGTATCCTGGGCGAATGGAGCCCTTCTCTGTTGCTTGTGGAACTTCACCAAGCTCTGTGGAGTCTTCCTTCGTTGGATCTGTATAATAATCATCGAGCATTTCTTCATAGCTCTCAAGATAGTTGTAATATGGAGCTTCTTGCTGAACAAATTGATAAATTCCGTAAAGGGCATAGTCGAAAGGATTATTTTGTGGGTTCTCGGATTCACAAATCAATCCCTCAATGGAGCCATAAATGTTTCCGCCACGAACAGATCCAAATTGAACAAGACCCTTCGTATTCATGAACTCAAAAAATCGGTCTTGTGCGGCATAAACAGAATCGGATGGTTCTTTCTTGGCAAATGTGACAATCTTGTTCTTCTTTGGCATTATAACAATATCAATCTCTTTGTGATCGAAAATCATAATATTGCCATCCAAAGACTTTCTTGCTTCTAGTTGGATCTCGAACCTGTCTTTCTGTTCTTGACCAACGCGGACTGTCATAAGTGCCATTATTCTTCAATCTCCTTCGCAAGATTCTGGATTTTAAGAACATCGTGAATGAACTTGTTATCAATGTCTCTCTGTTTGAAGCCGTTAATGACATTGAGGACTTTTTGTGTTCCCTCCAAGATTGCTTCATCTTGCTTGACTTCTGTAAGTTGAGCCGAACCTTCGACAACTTCACGCAAACGGTCAATCTCTTCGTTCAAGAAAGCTTTAAGATCGATTCCATTATCAGAAAAGGAACCAATATAATGCTTGAGAAGTTCTTTTTGTTCAGAGAGGAGAGATTCGCCATACTTTTCATTGAACTTCTTAACAAATGTCTTGTATGTCAAGTTATCAATTGGTTTGATTGCTTCTCTATCTCTTGCTTCACCGGAGAGCATATTTTCAATGACTTGGTTTTCAAGAAGAACTCTTTGCTTTGCTTTTGTTCTTGGGTGAAAAATCTGGAAGACTGTTGCTAAATCTTTGTAGTTCGGAACAAAGTTGTTGAAAACTTCTGGTGAGACTTCTTTATTGATAAGATCAATGACTTCGCTTTGCATTTCGAAGAGAACCTTGTGATTAATTGACATCTTAATCATTCTTGCCTCAAAGATGAGCTTTTCAGCAGTCTTTTTATCAAGATCTTTTGATTCAAGAATAGTCTTGTATGCTTCAAGATCCTTTGCAAGAAGAGTTCTTCCTTTGAAGTTCTCTCTGATGATCTTAACAATCTTCCTTTGCTTTGACTTATCTTGAGCGACAACTGCTTTTGTCAACTCTCGTATCAAAGCT